TCTGGTAAACACACCGCAGGATACGGTAACATTTGTGTATCTACATAGCTACTAAACACTGCTCCAAATTGTGTTACTCCGTGTTTGCATAATAGCTGCCTAAATGCTTCGATGTCAAGTTCGTTATGTCCTTCTAAATTTAAATCAATAATCCAAGGATAATTGTTAATGTCATTGAGGCTTAGTTGATTATCAAGCAAATCCTGCTTGAGATACTCTAGCACATTTCCTTGTCTTAATTTATCTGCTGGTATATTTCGCCAAAGATCATAATGAATGAATCCATCACTGTCTATACGCAACCGTGAGATCATACTTGAACGTCTTCCATGCCTGCTGTTCTTAAACGTACAATATGTCCCATTTGCCACTGCTTGGTGTCTAGACCTTTCATGATGCCCAAATACTTGTTGCGTAACAGTGCAACTTCGTTGATCAGTGTTTCAAAGTCGATAACTTCATCTTCGCCATCTACATACTTTTCTGCATCGCGACTTGTTAACGCTCTAGCATATCCTTCCAAATACTTTTGAAAATGCTTACGTCTGATCTTGCGCAGTTGTATGTTGAGATAGTTAAGCACCGCTTCAATCTCTTGTAGTTGATTGAAACGATGCTCAGTGATACCTGGTAGTGCTTTGATGTTTTTCTCAATGAGGCCGCCAACACGGCACTCACTTTTAGCAACTTCCAGTTCGGCTTCAAAATGTGTAATAAAGCCAGGAATGTTGCCAAGATTGTTTGTTACCTTGCTATACCACATGTGTATTAATACTCGTCGTAGTCAAATTCGCCGTCATCATTGAATTGGTCAAGCAGTTCATCTTCCTCTTCCTCTTCGATGTCGTCCTCATCATGTACCCCAAGATAATCACCAACAGCCATCTTGATTGCACCATCAAATTTAAATGCATCTCTGATTTCATCGGCGCTGTGATGTTCCATTAAGATTGCTACTACTCCGTCAGCAGCTTCCCTAATATCGCCATTGTCAATTATTGAAGTGCGGCATTCTTTCCACACCATTGCAGCTAGCTCTAATGACATTTTGTTGTTTACTCCTGTGCTTCTTCAATTTCATCCACAAATACTTCAGCTGGCGCTTCAGTTTCGTCAGGAATACTTACCTCGTTAGCAAGTTTTGTAAACTCTAGCATTAATTCATCCAAGCAACCATTTTCATTGCGTTCCCATGCTTTACGGAACTGGATAATTTCGCCGCCATCTGCTTTGATAAAGCTCAGCCTGTTGCCGGACTTTTTAAGCAAGTCAACACTTTCAGCAAGGTCAACAAGTCCGCTGTATGGGTTCATACCAGTTTCATAAGGAATCTTAACTTGCACACTCTCGAAAGGTTTAGCATAACGTGTTTTCATAACCTTACATGCTGCACGGATACCTTTTACTTGACTGATCTTGTTGCCATCTTCATCTTCTTTGAGTTTGAGTTTACGCATTGCAACTACAATAGAGCTTGCATAGATAAAGCCTTGTCCACCTGAAATCTTGTCATCTGGATCAAACATATCTTGCGATGCATATGTGTGATTGGTACATACCATGCCCACATTGTAACTGCCAAACATGTTTACAGTGTTACGCACCAATGCTGTTAGTGCTTTGGGCTTACGGCCCAAGTCACCTTTCATGTCTCCTGATTCAAACTGATTAACATCAGTAGGAGTAAGCATCATGCCCAAGCTGTCAATAACAAACAGCACCTTTGGGCGTTCGCCGTCGGCCATTGCTTTGTAGTCTTTCATGAATGTTGAAATTGTCTTAGCAACATCATCAATCATGCTCATTGCCAGTTTAAGCAATTTGCTTTCGTCTGTGTCTACACCTAGTGCCTGAAGCCAACTTTCATCTAGTGCGTTTTCTGTGTCAATAAGCACAACAAAAATACCTTGCTCTTGTGCTGCCTTTACAATGTTACCTGAGGCAAAGTAACTTTTACCTGCGCCTGATTCACCGGCAAACACTGTAACTTTGCCTAGTGGTACACCTTTGTGGAAATCGCCTGAAATCAAATAGTTCAGTGCATAATTGCCTGTACTGATCCAGTCTGTTGGATCGTTAAAGCCAATTGACAATCCGTCAATGCTTTTGGTAATGTCCTTGCGGAACTTGCTTACGTCAAATGGTTTTGCCACTGTGTTCTCCTTGCCTAATATGTTATTATTGTACTATATAGTATCGTTGTTGTCAATATGTAAATTGATATATTGTTGCCAAAAATCACCTACAAGTTTTGGGTTAAAGTCAGTGTATCCTAGTTGGTTGTATAGATTTTCAATGGAACTTAAAAATTTAAACTTATCAAATATGCAATTATCAATATCAAATCCAATTATTATTGCATTAATTTGATTGGATATATAAAATTCAGATATTTCATTGACAATGCAAATTGGTACATTTATTAAATTGTCGACGTTAAAAAGAGCAGTATTGAACTGCTCCCAAGTTGGCCAGTCGTCGCTTTTTAACAAATTATACTTTTCAATACAGTAGTTTCCTGCAATGTAAAGTACCTCGGCAAGTGTCTCGCCACTATTTTTTCTCTCATAAGAAATATTGGTAAATTGTCGAACATTTGTTAATACTATTACTTTTGCATTTGGCCATTGTTCTAAAAGTTCAATTGTACTTTCTGGAACATGTGATGTTAGAAAAAAATTTAAATCCGAGTTTGAAAGTTTATCTAATATTGGAGCTTGTTGATTATCTCCAAATTCATATTTACTAATCCAATTGCGCATTTCAGCAACCGAAGGTGGAAGAGTTGTTAACAACTTTTTGAACCTATAATTGTAATCGTCAGGATTGTCTAACAAATAGTTACCCACTTTAGCATCTTGAGGAACAGCATGCCTGCTTAGTGCCAAACAATTACTGATAAACTTACCACCTGCAAACCTGGTAAATTGCATTATTATAACTTCGTCTGACTTATAATTAATTTTCATATGTTTTTATACATTCTAAATAACTTTTGCTAAAATAATGATTGTAATTGTATTCAATAGCGTCTGATTCTAACAAATATAAATCATGCCACTCGTGAGGTGTAAGTTTGCTAAACTTGCTGATCATAGTCATCAATTCTACCAATCTTTCGATTGGATTAACTATTGAATCAAAATGATAGTTGAACAACCTTGTATATAATTTAAATCCATAATACTTTTCTATGTATGCATGCCAGCCTGGTTGTGCATATGCCAAGAACAACCCTCTTGTTACTATGCTATACAAAAACTTTTCAGTAACAAAAGGACAATGGCTAGTAGCTAGTGTTTCGCTTACTATGTGTAAAAAACTTTGTGTAAGTTTATTTTCAAGATTGCAAATATTGGTAGAGTGATCAAACCGAACATGTCCAAAGCTGTACACTTGTTGATTGAATTCGTCAGTACAGTCAAAAAATTTAAAATAAAATTCTGTATTTGAAACGTTATTGCTAATACTATCACTAATTTCATTACCAGTATGTTTAAAGTTCTTGCTACAATAGTTTTTGTTAAAATATGCAAATTTGTTTAAAACAGATGTTAAAAATCGACGACCAACATGATCACTACCGTTAAAACTACACACAAAATTTTTATAATCTAATTCAGGATGTATGTTATATGATTGAAAGCTATTTAATAACGATTTATCTTCTAGGTCAACATCAAAAATAAAGTTTAAATTGGGATAGTTTTGTCTTACTTTTGTCGGTGGATTGAACTGCAAACTGATAGTTTTATTTCCTTTAATTTTGCTAAGATGTATATTTTTATAATTTGCATCGAATCCACCAAGATGGTCCATCAATCTGAATGTGTCTGGCAAATTAGCATCGTTAAGTTCTGTATACGGTGGAAAAAAATTTAACATATGTTATATTACCTGAATAGTAAGGGCAGGGAGAAAAAGGGAATAAAATCCCTGCCCTCACTGCTAGTTAGGATGCAGACTGTCTGCTACGAATCATAGCAAGAATGTCTTCTGCTTTGTTGCTGCTATCTGCTGCTGGAGCAGGTGTTGCAACTGGTGCCGTTGGAGTTGCTGGTGCAACTTCGAAAGGCACTGTTTCCGCTTCAACAACTGGTGTTGCTGCTGCAGGTGCTGTTGGCGCCGCTGGTTCTGAGCCCGAGGAGCCTTGTGGTGCTGCCATACCTGCTGGACGGAAGTAGTTGCCCCAAC